CTTACCTTAAAGGTCTTAAAAAGGTGTGATACAAGTCAAAATTCCTAAGAAATTTTAACTTTAAGTTAAGAAAATCCTTGACTCTCAAAGGTCAAAAAGGTATAATACAAGCATAAAGATTAAGAAAGCAATGCAACGCAGTTGCAAACTTACTAAAGATATGCAAACAAGGAGAAAAGACAATGCACGATTTCAGAACAAAGGACTATTACCCTATCTCTAACTATGAGTTAAAAGATTTCTTGGAGAACGTATTCTCCCGTGAAACCGCTGAATACATTCTTGACCTTGATGCCTTTGAGGAATGCCGTGTTGATGATCCCAAGTCCGTGAATGCTGAATACTTGGATCACCTTTATGAGCATTACGATTGCTCTCATGATAAAGAGGCTCTAACTGACAAGGTTAATGACATCATTGAAGACCTGGATGACCTTACAGATCTTGAAGACCTTAAGTACCTGAAAGGCATTAAGGAAAAGCTGGAAAACCTTAAAGACTTTATCGGAAAAATTGACCTTATTGTAGTATAAAAACTTTAAACCAAATAAAAGAGGAGACACAAAATGAAAGCAGGAAACTTTGTAGCAAAGTACGATCATATCGTTAACAAGGCTAAGACTTTCAAGGATCGCAAGAAGGCTCTTAAGCGGGGATATTCCAAGCACAAGGGCAAGATCGGAAAAGGGGACGTGAGTCCCCTTTGTTCAAAACGGTCTAAATTCTAATCTCTAACAAGTCTGTTTTCTAAGTCTGTTATCTTTACTTCAATCACTTTCAAACACTCAGAAACCTGTTTCTGAGACAATTCTATACTTTCTGATACTGTATTTACTGTTTTATTCGCTTTTTCAATATTCTTCTGCATTCTACGGCATTTCACAAAACAGGTGTAAATTGAGATAATAAAAGTCAATACGGTCAAAACAAGTATAACAATTAACACGTTGCTATACTGACAAAGGAACTCATTAAAACTGCATAAAAATTCCATATTAACCTCTTAGGACTCTTAGGATTTTTGTTTTCATTGTTATTTATAATTCTGACCCCAAAAACCGAAACCGAAATCCCGAAACTCTCTAAACGGTCAAAAAAGCTGTTTTGCTCTGCAAAGGTTCTAATTGGTTTACTAAAAATTTTGAGATCCTTTATAAGAGATCTAAGGATAAACACTTTCTAAAGCCTTTAATCGTTTTTCTTGGACTCTTTTCGGTCTTGGGATTCGTAAAAGTCTTTATACATCTTAATGACCTTATTCTGGTAAACGATAAAGCCCTTGATATCCTCTGTATTCAAACTCAGGTTTGAGTAGTTCTCTGGGGACAGACAGATCCTAGAGTCCTGAACCTCCCAGTTTACAGAACGCATCTTAACCTCTGGGGCTTCAGGTAAGGCTAATTCCAAGTGTTCTTGGGTAACTGGGACTGAGTTACAGCCTCCCAAGAAAACCATCAGGAAAACTCCTAGACTGTTTAGACAGTTTAGACCTTTTTTGCTATGCAAAAATCCTAATTTGAGTTGCATTCCAGCCCCCTTGAAAGTTTTTCAAAACAGTCATTAGTGTTTTTCTGAGCGTTGTTAATGATATTTCCTAGCATCTTTGGGTGTCTTTTTGCCATTTCAGCATATCCGGAATTCAGCCTTTGTAGCTTGGTCTGAAGTTCCTGTTGCTGAATCCGCAGGTCTGAATTGGTTTTAGCCAAGTCTGAGTTGTAATCGCTGATTATCTGATAATCGGTGTTTAGTGTTTGGATCTGCTTTTCTTTCTGAATTACTTGGAATTGCAATTGCTGATTTTCCGTCTTAAGGTCTTTTATGTCTGACTCCAATTCCAAGACGGAATTTCTTAGGAACATAATATAAAGCCCAGCGGAAAGAACAACAACCGCTAATCCCAAGTAAAGATACAGTTTTAATCCCATATTGGGCTCCTCTCTAATGCGTTTTTTGTATGATCTCTATATAAGAAAACTGCTTGGGTTTCAAAATCCCCTAAGTTCCCTCTCAGTTAGGATAATGAACTTTAGACCCTTTGCCGCAGCAAACTCTCTGGCCGCTTTCCATTTTGCTTGGTTTACAACAAAGGTCTCTAATGCCTGTTTGTAGTTCAGGATAGCCTTGGGGTTTTGGATCTTTGGAGGTTGTGGCATTACCGTTTCATTATAGGACTTTATCTCCACAATGAACTTATCCCCTGTATTGAACTCAATAAACATATCAATAAAGTACCTATGTTGCTGACCGTCTGTTGGTTTGATATAAGGGATATTAAACGGCTCTATGGCAAACTTCACTACCTTGGGATTCAGATCCGCATAGCAAAAGGCTATTCTCTCCAATGCTGACTTGAACTGGATATAGAACTCATTCCCCTTTTGCTTAGTAGACTGCATATACTCATCTAATGGTTTGATCAGTTTGCCTTGGTTAAGTACCTTATACCAACCTTTGTGAGACTTGTACTTGGACACCTTTGAAATCCCCTTTTAAGCATTTTAACTTTAAGTTAAATGTTTTTGAAACTGTTACATTTGTTACAGTGTTTTTGACTCATAGGTACTGTAAGAAAAAACGCAATCGTAAGTGATAACATCTGCTGACTTATCGGAAAGCTGAAACCCTCCAAGTTCACTCAGGAAAACACCGTAAAAGACCGTTTTGATAGTTGGAATACCATCACAATCCAAGTGATACAGGTAAACTTCATCTATCTTGTAATCCTCTTTAGAATTTCCGTCTAAGGAATCACAGGCATTGATCCATTTTTCCAGTTCTCGGCGAACCTCGAAGTGTCCGTTATCTTGGACTGTTACCTTAAAAGACTCATCAAAGGTAAGCTGACCCTTTAGGACTAAAGGTCTCCCTCTGAAATTTATCTTCTGTGTTTTCACGCTGGCCTTGGGAAGTTCTATGCTCTGACAGGCTATATTCAGTTTGTAAGAATCCAACACTCCAATGTTAAAAGGGAGGTTTAACTCCAAACGATACTTACAGCTATACGGTACGCTGTCTTTATAGAAGTATTTCAGATCAGCAATTGTGTTAACGGCATTCCCGAAAATATTTCTCATTCTTTAGTCCTTCTTGAAAAGTTTTAACGATCCCTCTGATAGTGAGAACACTTAAATTGAACCTTAAGATCAAAAATGCTCTCATTATCATTGGTATATGAGAACTCACTAATGCTTGTTGGAAAGCACCCGTAAAATGTATATTGTGCTGACGGATTAGCTGCCGTTTCGGGATCAATATCAGCATCAAACGGATATTGCAAAAGAGTTATATTCCTGTATAATGACCTTTCATCACCTATAGAACCCTTTAATTGGGATTCATAGTTTGAGTCAACAACGGAGGTCTGATACCCTCTGGCATCGAACTTAAGAATCCAATCCTCAAAGTATTTTCTGATTCGGTGTTCTTGGTCTACCATAAACGTTATAGAAAACTCGTTAGAAACCTTGACAGGCCCGGCAATTGGAATATCACGGCCTTTGTATTTCATCGTGATTTCCTTAACACCTAAACTTGGCAAGCTGATGTCTTTAGCCAAGAGTGATAACGTTAACTCGTTTCTCCCGTTATCTGGGATAATAACATTCCATTTAGTTGACCTGGCACCTTGGTTAAGGGCATTCTCTAAAAGTTTTCTGTAGTTTGACATTCTTTAGTCCTTTAAAGGTTTAAAAACTATCCTAAAATATCGGATAACTTAAAGGAAAACAGACCTTCCGCTTCACCTTCTTTCTCTGTAGAACCTGAACTACGAACACCGGGCGTTTGCGGAGCATTTGAGTTCATTGTTTCCGGAGATTTCATTCCAGGATCTGAATACGAATCGGAATTTGTTGAAGGATAAGACTCATTAGTATATGGTTCATTCAGCATAGAATCATTTGGAACCAAGTCTGGACCACCATAGCGGTAAAAATACATTGGGCCAGGCCCGTCTTTGTAGACATTGGGAGTTCTTTGTACGAAGTCGGAAACCCAGTTTTTGCCGTTCCAGATACAGATATGACCGTGCTCGTGTGAGTTAAACCTGTCAACAACGCAAACATCACCGATTTCTGGGGTGTATCCCTGCATTCCTTTTGAAACTAACCCAAATCCGGCTTTTGAAAGTATCCCGTTTCTATGATACATATACGCCGAAGGCTGTCTTTGGAACTTTAACCCAGCCGCTTCTAAGGCATTTGCTACGTATTTGGCACAGTAACCTATTGATTGTGTCTCTGCGTGTTTTGTTGCGTATTGTGCTGCTATTGCCATACTGTTTCCCGTGTTTTTCTGCATTAAATCATAAGAATCTTTAACATAACTTGGAACACCGTCTGGTGCTTTCTGACCTAACACACTTCCCGAAGACCCTGAATATCCGTAAGAACCATAAGACCCCGATGATCCTGATGAACCATAAGAACCTGATGATCCTGAAGAGCCATAAGATCCTGATGAACCCGATGAACCATAAGATCCTGAATAATCTCCAGGTGATGAATACCCTCCGGAGTATGACTGAATGTGTTCTGGCGGTGCTGCCATTGGTGGCATCTGTGCTGATTTTCCCATTAGTTTAGCAATATCATTAGCCCAGTTTCGGTACCAATCCTGCGCTGTAGTGTACCTATGACCGTGAGCATTTCCAGCCATTAGTCTCTGTAGCTTTGAAGATAACGAAGAAGTTTTTCCAGTTATGAACTTGTAAATCTGGTTAAACCCTGCATCACCCTGTTGGTGTGAAAGATACAGATTAGCTGGGGTAACTGGAATGCCGTTTCTTTTCAGCTTATCCATATTATACAGAACATAACGTTTAAAGGCCTCCAAGGACTTGTACGGATTCATTCGATCCTGTAAGGTCATTAACCCAAATCTCTTTCCTGTCCCCTCTAAGAACTGGAATAACCCAGCAGCAGAAGAAAGGTATTTGCCAAGTTTCCTACTATAAGGTCTGGCAGAAGCGTTTCTCATTGACTCTATCTGAATAATAGCGTCAATAAAAGGATTGTCTGAATACCATTTACCATCGCTGCGTTGGAATACTCTTGCTTTCTTTATTGCTTCAACACTGGTATAATCGGTTCCAGTATAGCCTGGGGTTGTCAATTCTGGTACGCTTTCTGACCCCGAATAGTTAAAGGTTTCCGTTACTAAGTTAGGGTTATAAGTTCCTGATAAGTGAGACGGTAAACCGCCTGAATATCCTGAACCCGATGAACCCGATGAACCTGACCCAACATCTGAATTAAAATCCTGTTCGGTATAGGACTCTGCAATAGGTTCTGAATACCCAGTTGTCATTGCTAAGTGTGTTGGAAGACCGCCATTCTTGCTGACACCCTCGATGTCGGAACTAGACATCTTTTCCGTAACTGACTGAACTGGTTCCTGAACAATAATGTTTTGATTCATGATATTAACCAGTTTATCCTGTTTCTTAACGGCCTCAAAAATTATATCATTAGGGCAAGCAAGACCTTCATGAAATTCCCTCTGCTTATCAATATACCCAAGAACCTTTAGATGCCTTTTGGAAGTTGATGGATTCAGAACGTTTTTATACGGGACTGTAACGAACCCGGCGGTCATTATCGTGCCGTAAATGTCAAAATACAGAAGATCGTGGGGCATATCCCAAGTATTCAAGAATTCATACTGACCTTTGTATCTGGAAAAAATGTACTTGAACATTCCTTCTGCTTCTTCTTTATTCTTGAACGGGCCTTGAAAAAGAATTTGTCTCTTTTCTTGTTTGTAGCATTCATAGGAAATCCAC